GATGGAACGTGTACAACTGAATCTATTGGAAGTTTAACTCCCTTAACGTTAGCTTCAGTAATACCTTTATCATTGTAGATATAGTACTCTTCAACCGAAGTAACAATTTCTACGCCTTGTTGATTGCGTTCTCTCTTAACATTCTTAATTTTACGAATTTTACGAGGATCAACTTGTCGCAATTCTACAATACCATCTTTGATGTTATTTTCATCAATCAAGATATGGTAGTACAATCTTCCGTCAATGTACCAATTGCGGAAAATATCATGTCCTTTAGCATTAAACTTTAAAAGTTTTAACACCGTTTCAAATTCATCCGTGATCTTTTTCTTCATTCCCGCAGAAAGCTTTAGATCGTCAAGGATAATTTCTACTGGAGGCTTTTCGTCGTCGACAACAATAGCTTCATTACAGATATCATCAATCGCAGCATCACAATCTGGATACTGCGCAATCTCACGATAGCGACGAATGATGTCATTTTCATTCTTAATTGTCGCTTCGAGGTTAACTACTTGGGCGTAATAACCCGCCGCAGAGTTAACAAGAGTAGAGCCGTCATCAATGTTCGGGCTAACTACTGATTGTAATTCCTCTTGCGGTTTATTACGCTTAATTTCAAAGCCAAATATTTGCATTATATATCAATACCTAATTAGATTGGAAGTGGGAAAGTGCCAATAGGTGTATCAACTGAGACATTTACACCGGATCCACTTGGTGTAGATGTATTAGAGATCCAATAGTTATACGTGAATGTAACATCGAATGTTTCTAAAGCGCCAGTAGATTCATACGATAGAGCAATTGCACCAATTTCTGTTGGGAACGAATCTACGAATTTATAAACTTTAACTGTTGCACCATTACGATCTAACTGATGAACTTCTAAATCGATCTGATAATCAGCTGGATTTGTAAGACCATTTGTATCGCCAATATTTTGGATACCATTTGACCATTGTTCTAAAGCATTACGGATACCAAAGTTGGTATCGTTGTAAATGCTAACAGTCCAAGGAGCAAAAGTACGTTCGCCAGCAAAGTTAATTGGACGACCTCTATATTGTACTGTAATTGGATTAATTGTGGATGCTGGCAACTGAGCTGCATTACACAAGAATTGAGCCTGATTACCCGCGACCTGACCACCAGGCACGAATGATGGGAAATTTAAAAAAACTTTGAATTGGTTGGCGCGGGCGCCTCCACCAATTAATCTAGATTTAAAATCTGTGACGTTTGCCATGAAAAACTCCTTATTTTTTATATTTATATGAGGGGACCGAAGTCCCCCTCATAATATTAGCCGCCGATTTCGTCAAAACTTACACTCGAACGTGCTGCCACGAAGTTTAGAGTGATGAAGTTGATAGAACGATTTGGCTTAATAAAGATGCTAGCGACAAACTCGTTACGATCGATAACATCGCCAGTATTGTTTGTTGTATCACAACGGACTCTGAAGTCAACAATACCACGACGTCCTTGAACGTTACGTAAGAATGGTTCCACTAAGTTACGGAATTGAGCTCTTGTGAAGTCATCGTTGAACTCGAATAGTTGGAACTTAGCTGCTGTAGCAACGGCTTTCTCTAACACAATGAACAATCTACGTACGTTAACACGATCAAATGCTGTTGGGTTAGTTGTGAAAGTCTTATCACCAAATAGAACAGTACCTTGACCAGGGAATGTTACAACAGGGTTAATACCATAGCTGTACAATGTATCTCTGTCAACTTGTGTTGGATTGAACGCCAACTTAACAACGTTCTTAATCTGTCCACGGTTAAAACCACCTGGTGAGAACCAAGGATCATTAGTGTAATCTGTACGTGCACATAGACCAGCAACGTCGCCATTCAATGGAATCCAACGGTATTGATCAGTGTAACGGTCATATTGATACTTAGCACCAGAGTCCATTACCGCGTAAGTTGATCTATAGTTTACGGCATCAGCAAAAGCTTTAACAGCAGTAACTGCAGCAGAAGTTGAACCAACGATAGGCGAACCATCGCTATTACGTGGAGAGAAGAACACTACGCAGTCTTTACGAACTTCAGCAACGTTAGCAATAACGTAATTTACTGTAGCGGCGCTTGCATCTCCAACCGCGATTAACGAGATATCAAATTGATCGGCGTCAGCGAACTGAAGATAAGCAGCCTGATAGTTACCAGCTTCTGCTGCATAGTCATCAACACCACCGTTTAACACGATTGCTGCTGGAACAGAGTTAAGATCGCGCAGGTTGGTACCAACCGTAACAGTAGAAATATCGCGATCCCAATCAGCGTTCTGCAAATCGTTGATTTGAGCACTAACTGGAGTAGAGATAACATACACATACTTAGAACTTGCAGCGATTGCATCTCTAAAATATACGTTTGTGCCATCATTGCGAGTAACACCCTTGATCTTTGATAGATACGAGAATTTCTCTAAAACTGAGCCAGGTGTTCCTGTCCACTTACCAGTTGAATCATCTAGAATCAAGATGTGCAATTGATCGTCAGCGATACTTTTCTTAGCAGCTTGATCAGAAGTTCCTGGAGCGCCTGTAAAGTTTTTGGTAATTACTGATGAATAAGTGCTAGAAGGATTAGCAACAGCATATGTCCAAACAGCTTTATCGATAACTAATACTGTTAAGCCATTGCCTAGAGCACCAGGATAGCGAGCAGCAAACATACCATAAACAGACGTTTCATAGTTTCTGAAGTCTTCTATGTATGTAGTAGAATTCTGAATTTTTACACCAGTTGCAGTAACAAACACAGAAGCTAGTGTTGGAGCAGTTGGAGTACCTAGTGTACCAGTGTTAGAATTAGTGATCGTAACTGTTGGAGCTGATGTGTAACCTGAACCAACATTAGTAATTCTAACTCCTAACAGTGCGCTTGTAGCAAGTTCAATAGTTGCAGCAGCACCAGTACCTGTAGTATCACTCGAAGCACGAGTAATTGTTACAGTTGGTGTGTTAAAGTAACCAGAACCAGATTGTACAATAGTGATAGCAGTAATGGCGCCAGCGACAACAGTAGCTGTTGCTGTAGCTCTTACTCCACCTTCTAAATCAGGCGCAGAAATTGTTACAGTTGGAGCTGCTGTATATAAAGTGCCGTTGCTTGTGCGTGTAATATTAGCAGTGATAATACCAACACCCTGAAATACAGGAACACCAGTAGCAGTTACACCACCTTCTATTTGAGGAGCACTAAAGGCAATAGTAGTTTCATGACCTGGTTTATAACCAAAATTTTGTACAACACCTGAAACTGTAGTAGCGGTGACTGTAACAGCACTGATAGATCCAGAAACTAAAGAGGTTGCGTTTCTTAAACCAGCAGTATCAACGCGGTTTACGATTAAATTGTTTGTGTAAGCCAGGAAGTTAGCAGCAGTAAAGAATGACTTGTAATTGCTATCATTAGGGCCACCAAAAGTCTGAATCAATACATCTTCAGAAGTTACTGTTGTAGGCTCGGACACCGGTCCCCATTGGAAAGTACCGGCAACGGCACCTGCTGATGTAGAAACTGATGGAATGATAGACGAAAAGTCTTTTTCAATGACTGTAACGCCTGGAGATAGTGCAAATGGCATTATATGTTCTCCTTAGATAATGTTGAACTCTTTTTATTTATTAAATAATACATTTCAAGAAGAAAGCAACTGTCGTATTGCCACTTCCTCGCTTGTATCTCGACCGTCATTATAAAAACCAAACGGGGTCAATTGATCTTCAATCGCCTTCATATGGTTCTCATAGATCGCTTGTCTTATATTTATATTACTTAAATCTTCAAAATAATTACTACTCGAAGCCCAAGCAAATAAGACCAAACACATAATCAAATCATCATGATACCCATCATCTGCTGCATATGTACCCTTAGTTTCAATAAAAGTCGAAACTTCTGAAATAATATCTGCATCTTGTATTAAGAGTCTCTGATTTTCTAAAAGACTTTTTAGGTTAAAGCAACCTTGCCTCTTTGTCTTTTTATCAGTATAGACTCCTAATTGAGTTTTTCCACCACCAAAACCACCCGAGAGTATTTGACCCTTGGTAGTTCTAGTTATCATTAGGATGTTTTCATACTCAAGATCATTGTATAAAATATCCGCAACTTGTTCGCCTGCGTTAAGTTCAACTAGAACATACGCATCATTGAATCGTTTTCCAAGCGCTTGAATAACGCTTGGAAATAACATTGGCGCAATTTTATTATTTCTATATTTACCAACAACTCTATAAGGAGGTGCTGTAACATCTACTAATACCATTGCTGAATAGTCTCCACCTACACCTTTGGCTGGATCAACCACTATAGTATATAGGTGATTCTCTTCAGGCTTCTCGTATAAGTCTAATCCTTCTTGTGACGAGAATGCTGGAGGTATCGCGGACATTCTTGCAATAGTGTCTGCCGCAATTAAAGTTAAACTCGAACCAAGGAACTTACACAGCACCTCTTGGTTAAACTTAACTTCGCCAAGCATTCTGCGTTGTTCATCAGCCCATTTTTCAGTACGGCCGGGAATTTCCCAGTAAGGAATGAATAGAGTTCTAAATCCATTTCTACCTTGTTCTGCTTCATTCCAAAATTTCCAGAAGTGATTGTATCCTAATGGAGTAGAAGATAGAAGAATCTTTGTAGTTTCGCCCGCGGAAATTGTAGGATAGACAGAAGTAAAGAATGCTTCAGCAATGTTGTTCGGAATAATCGCAGCTTCGTCAACATACAATAAGTTAACAGACTTACCACGAATACCAGATGCAGATGTTGCCGCGGTGAAAACTTTTGAGCCATTCTCTAGCTCGATATCACCCTTGTTCCATGTAGTAACACCTTGTTGTAACCAGCTTGGAAGACTTTCAAACATAGTCTGATAGCGGTCAAGCACTTCTCGAGCTGCTGCAGCTTTGTTAGCAAGAATAGCAACTGTCTTGGAAGATTGAAATAGCGTATACCAAAGTATGTAAGCAGCAGAGGTAGTAGTTTTACCCTGCTGACGTCCTTCCATGAGAATAACTTTACGATTCTCATGAATTACTTTGATTTTATTTACTTGACATGGGTATAGATCGAAAGGCTGCAAGCCATGATCTAGTGTTACTATTTTACAATAACTTCTAATAAAATATACAGGATCATCAGCACATTTGACATATTCACTGATTTGATGTTCAGTATACGAGATCTGTTGACCTGCACCCTTTAGGTTAGAATTGTTGTTATAAAATTTTACAAGTGCTGAAATCATGTGTATAATGTATCTTGGATACTAATCATTAAGTGTTTTCTACTATTAATTCTACAATAGTTCCATCACTAGATTCTCCTTCAGCCTCATGTAAGAAGAAATTAGTATCAATATCTAAACTAGCATTACGGACATCTACAAACGTATGATTAATTACCTTGCCGTTAGTTAGAGGTCCATACATATTAGCTTTAAGAGTGAATGTCAACGAGTAAGTAACAAATCTTCTCTGATTAAAATCTCCGTCATAGTCATCTTGGATAGACACACTATTCATAATGATAGGCACATCCATGATAAAATCTGTGTCATCAATAGGTTTCAATGACAGAGTGTATTCTGGCGTGAAGAATGGTAGAATCTGTTCTACGATTTGAAGAGCGTCTTCTTGTGTCTTTGTTAAAATATACAATGATATGTCAAAGTTATATGGTACTGGTGAATACACCTTGCCAACGCTGTCGGCTCCATCTCCACATGTGATGTACGACATTCTGTTAGCTTTGCGTGCAGCATCATAACTCATTGAAGTAATTTCAAATGACATACGCGGCAGTGTTGTATATGTGTGTGAATCCAAATTTGGATCTTGATCTATACGAACAATCCATTTTTCTTTTGGAGCATAAGAAATCGGAATTTGAAGAGTCTGTATAACAACTCCATCTTTCTGTCGAGCAATCTTTACATCGCTGAATAAGCTACCAAAGGCTACAATTAGCTTTCGTGTAATTTGATGATAGAAAATATTGTTGCTAATCATCTTATTCTCCGAATGGATTGCCAGAATCAAAGACAACATTTACAGCTTCTGTCTTAAACGAATTATTGTCACCATATGAATTAGGTTTATCTATGTTCACATGTACTGTAGCTGTAGCGGTTGCAGTAACTCCTGATGTTGGAGCTGACATTGTTACAGTTGGAACAGACGTGTAACCAGATCCAGGATTTGTGACAGTAACTTTAATAACTTTTCCAGCGGTAGATGCAGTTCCTAGCGTTGCTACAGCAGTAGCGCCTAGACCACCTCCGGCGCTTATCGTTACAGTTGGAACAGAAGTATAACCAGAACCTTGATTAACTACGCTTATGCTCAAGACTTCACCATATGCAGATCGTGTAACATCAGTTGAAAAAGTCTTTAGAGATTCGAATGCATCAAGAGTATCAATACCTGTATCAATATTTTCAGATGCGTATTGGAATAGTTCTACTTCAAGACGGAAGACATATAGTTTACCAAGCTGATAGAATGGATCTTGATGTTCAACAAACTTTATTTCAAACAACCCGTTAGTCAACGGAAAATATAGTAGGTCACCCTCGGCTGGTCTATTAGGAAGAGTAGCATCAGCATGTTTACCAACCAGTCGTTGCCATGTGCGGCGTGCTACAGTAAGAGTAGCGGACTGTTCCATCATAAGACCAAACTTATTAATAAATGCTCCTTGACCTTCGAATCCAGAAACAGATTCAAGATACATTTCAATTGGATATGCATTCTTAAACTGTGATAGTCTATCTTCTCCGAGGATTTCATCCTTTGCAATAAGGATCCTCGGGATATAATACATATCCTGACCGTAAATTGTGATAGACTCTATAACAAGATCTTCTAAAAGATTCTGTTCGTTTCTAGTGCCATTGCTGAAATATACATTTCTCATCTTTATCCCAGGAAGAATTCTAATGGAGCCGATTTGCGCTCAATAGTGTCCTCAAGATCTTTTATTTCTTGTGTTGCTTCTGCGTATAGTTTATCGCCGTCGATAGTAACACCACCAGGTAGTTGTAAACCACTAAACTTCTTGATGTTTGTTGCCCATTGCTTTTTTAACAGCGCAGTAGAGTAATGCTTTAACCAAGAGTCGCCATACACTGATGTGTAAGTAACTGGATCTAACGCGCGATAGCATTCGACTAAAATATACGTGCCTACTGGAATATTGTCTACCCACGAGTCGTCTATATAAAGCCTTCCAGTTCTACGATTAAATCTATAGAGTGGATTACCGTTTAATGTATAGTCTAACAGAGAAAGATGATTCATCACTTGTTGGTAATAGATCACCGACACCGAAGTCAAGTCGTACAAATCATTCAAACGAAGCTGATACTGCAAGTTAAACATCGACTTTGAAGTACCAGTGCCTGCTGCAACTGGAAATACACGAGTTACACCATAGACATAATCTGGAACTGGAATCCATCCGTTAGTTACATTCTCCGCGGTAACTAAATGCTTCAAGTATAATTTTTCAATACCATCATAATGGTAGACTCTATAGTGTTCGATCGCTTCGTCGATACGATCTTCAATCTGTTGCTCATCTAAGTTAGTCTCAATGACGGGTTCGCCAAGAGCTCTTAAGCAATAATCGATTAAACCTTGTCGTGTTGTGACTGCCATATTAGATATTCCGTAATGTTTAAATTGGTGCAGATGGCCATTGTAGATTAAATGGATATTCAGGTTGATCTGATATGTCTCTTAATTGTTGACGATAAAAAGCCCATGCTTCTTTATCTATAAAAACATCGGATAATTGTGTCCAATCTGAACTGGCTAATAGTGCATTTCTTTGACTAATAACCGTTTGTTCTTCATTGCGTCTTATTTCTAATTTTTCTGAATCAGATAATTCTTTAATTGACCATTGTCTACACCACAATGAATTTATCAATTGCGGTTCAATTTCAATATATGCTTGTGTAGTTTTATTATATTCCGGAATAGGTTGATCTATAACTCGAAATACATTAAAGTCTTTTAACAATTCATCGTTTTGATAAAGAATATTGATTTCTGGAAATGATGTATTTGGATAATCCATTAACAACTTGGACAGTGAATACGGATATTCAGTACTATTAGTATTTATTTTTATAAACATATCAATTCCTTAATTGCTTTTATATATAGCGCTGCCATTATCAACTACTCCTATAAAATTTACACCATCCCAAATAATACTATTAACAGTTGACACTAGTGGTGATGCTAATTTCCAATCACTAATTTTACTACCAGCGTAGTAGAATGGGCCACCGCTCATACTAGATCCAGATGCGTAAGATAAGTTTGTATTGCTTAAATTACTAACAACACGAATAGGATTATAAAAACTTCTTGCAGCATCGAGTAGTGATATATTTATAATATTATCGACTGACGAATATATATCATTGTTTGCTGGATTACCCTTTAATACTAATAAATTTCCAGCACCGATACACACATAATCTCCATTGGCAATATATGATATTGTAGAGTAATTTGTATCTCTTCCATGTCGAGTAAAACCATCTGCAATACTAGTACTTACTTGATGCGAAAAATTAATTGTTCCGCTAATTCCTGCAGCAAACGCAACTTTACCATCTCCAATATTACACACACGATATGTTGAAGAATCTCCTAATGTTGGAGATTCTACTATGGCAGTCCAATTTATTCCGTTAGTCGAATAAATTGGTGCTCCAAACCTTGTCATACAAATATTATTACCTATTAGCGCGGCGTGAATACACGAAAAACGCTGGCTTATTGTATCTAACGGGTTATTAACAATGGACCAATTAGTACCATCATACACATAAGAATTACCGCTATATGAAAATGCATATAATTTTCCATATGCTACTACAAAATTCCCAAAAGATTGACTAGTACCTGCAGCTGTATTGTCAAACTCATCAACCCATGTAGTCATATCTAAACTTTTTATGATTTTGCCATTTCTAAGATACGCATAATAATATGAGTTATAGAATTCTAAAGATAATATGCCAGTACTGGCATATAGTGAACTTACAGATTTTTGGATCCATGTTGCGCCATCAGTCGATATTGCAAAAGTGCCAGCAGTACTACTAGCCACTGCGCACATGAAATATCCATTTACATATTGTAAATCCTGAATATTTCCAGATGAGTAATTCGATTTGATCCATGTAGTTCCATTAACAGTATCTGTGGAATAATATGTTTCATTTGAACCAGTTGCTACAGCAATAGTAGAGGTTGGATTTGTTATAATAAACCGACCACTTTGGAATTGCCCGAAACTAGATGAAAACAGTGGGTTCCACAGTGCTTTTATATTAGATGAATAATATAAAAGACTATATGGAGAAGTACTAGTGTTAACACGATCACCTGTTGCAATATATTTGCCAGCAAACTTAATAATATCCTTAAGTACTGGATAATATTGATTTAATGTCCAGGTGATTCCATTAGATGATGTTGATATGATATGGTTTGCACCAACAGCAATAAATTGATTACGAGTAGAATCCCAAGTAACGTCTAAAATGTTTTGATCATACGTGGTTATAGTGCTTGCAGTCCAAGTAGATCCATTATTTGTACTATACACTAATTTACCACCACTGCCAAGAGAAACTATTGTTCCAGCATTATTAGAGGCAATAGCATTTAATGCTCTAGTAGTATCAGTATATGTTCTAACCCAATCAATACCATTTGTGCTATATGAAATTTCATTATAGTTAGAAGATCCATAACCAACGGTAAAATATTTATTGCTAAAAGAATCCCATAATATATCTTTGTATGATATTGTTGTATTAGTGTTTCCACTTACATTTGAAAGTGTCCAATTTATACTATCATTACTATAACCGATATACGCACCGGCTATAGCTTGAGTAGCTACGTATTTTGCACTAGCTGTAGATGAATATGCCAATTTGTTAGGTTTAGAAGCTCGTATGCCAATAAAATTAGCATATTGTGATATGTTTGAGCCATACGCATAAGAACTACTATCGCCAATTATTAAATATTTATTAGTCGCTGATGCACTATAATATCCGGCATACATTTGTAATCCAAGCATATTTGGCATAGGAATAAATGTCATAGTAATGCCATCAGTGCTACTATACACTCCTCCAGAAGTTGGTATGTATATAGTATTTTGATCATAGAAAAAATCATAAATGTTTTGATTTGTACCTACGATTCCGGACTGAGTCCAAGTGATGCCATTAGGACTTGTGAATATATACGAAGAATTTCCAACCGCTACAAATTTATTTAAAAATGGTACCCATTTTACTCTATTCAAACTGCTAGCATTGCCACCAGTTCCATTACTTGAGGTCCACGTAAAACCGTCGGTACTATATCGTGGTATAGAGCTTTGGCCTACTGCGACATATCTACTATTTCCATATGCAATATCATAGACATTGAATCCCATTGTAGATTGATATACACTCCATGAAGTTCCATTGTAACTAATCCAAAGCTGTTGATTCCAATCGCCCGCGAAATATTTGCCATCTAAATATGCAAAACTATTTGCGTTTACAGGACCAGGAGCAGTTGCAGTATAAGTCCATGAGATTCCATTAACACTTATATAATAGCCACTATTTGTATATCTAATAAATCTATTATTAGCACTATCCCACATAATATCATTAGTTTGATCTGTTATAGGCACTACTACAGCAGGAGTGCTTGGTTCTGCAGAATATACTAATATATTATTACCAGCACCACCAAACCCACGAAAGCTTGAATATGCTATGTTTATGCTATTATCAGTATTGCTTACTATTCTTTTTGGTGTTGCAGCGCTAACAATTTGCGTCCAAGTTTTACCCTGTGGCGCCTTACTCGCGCTTGCCATTAATAATCGTTGAGATGTTATATCCATGCTAATTCTTACTGAGTATAATCAAGTATCGAAGCACCTCGCCAGGTAGTACCGCCATCATCTGTTACAAATATAAACATGTGCGTTTTAGAAGCTGTAAGTGTAGGTGCACTATCGCCAGGCCATTTAACATTAGTCGGCCATGTTATGGTACCAGATGTATAATTAACTTCTAAAGTAAAACTATACGCTACATTTTGCGGAGGACTGAAGAATTCTATAACGCAACTAGCACCAATAAATGCAGTATAATAATTGCTAAACTCACAATAAATTGTTCGCACGTTTGCACCAGCGCCGCTGCGATCACCGAGGGGCGAAAGCACGTTAACAGGCTGTTTGAAATTACCATTTAATGTAAGACCACCTTCGAATGAAGTGATATTTATTAGAGCTCGACTATCGTTGATTACATTGAATCCTGATATTTTAATTGCCATCTTCGTCTCCTTTTATTTGACTCGGCTATTGTTTATTTATAACACTCTACAATCTTAACATGACGCTTCGTGTTTCTACAAAAGAGATATCGATTACACTTCTGTTGGTGCTGCAGTTGTTGTTTCAGTCACGGGTGCCGCATCATTCAGTTCATAACTATATCTTTAATTGGGTTCAACAACCGGATTAACTGCTGTAGTAGATGATTCCATATATGGCCACACAATATTAAATGGATCTTCTTGTTTTGTAATATCTCTTAATTCTTGTACATAAGTGTCAATTAGTCTTATGTCATCAGTTAGTGGTAAGTCCAATCGAACTTCGCTTAAGTATCGTTGAATTCTCCAATCAAGTTCTTGAATCACTTGGTCTCTTATGATTCGAATTGATTTCCATTGCATATCTAAAACTTCTTGTTTTTCTGTGTCGGTCATTTCTAACAAGACCCATTCAATTCCAGTCCATTCTACTTTTTGAAAACGAGATGGAAC